GCCACCTCTCCATCAATCGTGGTAACTCCATCACGCAACGATCTCAAATAAATGCCATTCAACCTATCATCTTGTTTCACCATTACCCATCCATTCCTCTTATACAAAATCCTAGAATCATCATCATCAAAATAATCTCCATGATGTATCCCCAAATGGACAATGTCAAAAGTATGGATCCAACAATGCGGCTCAAAAAGTGCTGGAACTGCATAGATATCAGAAGTGACATAACAATCTACGATCGTCAAAGTCCTCCTACTACCTATTACACTCCAGACCTCAGCATGCACCTCATGCTTTCGGCCAACAAACACTTCTCGAAAACCGTACTCAGGTTTCAGGTCATAACCTGCAAACCCACCACTTGGAAGGTACTCGACGCCTTGCACTTCCTGAGGCTCAGAATAGTCGGCCAACCAACTAAAGGAAACCTCCTTACCAAACAAACACCTGGACTTCAAAACTCGACTCTTAAAGCCCAACACCTGCTGATCATATGATAACAAGCGCACCTTGTGCTCACTCATACCAACTCTATCTAGCAACAGCGACACCTTGCACAGACGATCATCATACACCTCCTGCCCAAAGTAAAACCACTCGGCGAGAGCGGTGTCACACATATGCATGCAATGATCTCGTACGGTTTCTGAATGATCCCCATTCTCCAACATATGACTATAGAGGCACCGATATATCGACTTCTCCTCAATAGGACACATGTATGTCTCAAACTCAGGGCTCCAGACAAACCGTCTCTTCAATAAAGTAACCTCTTCAATAGAAATATATGGTTTGCTAATGGGTGACTTATCCGCCATCGTATAGGCCAATCCCTTAGCTCCAAGGACTTCCTGAATTGAGGTATGGTTGTACTCCTCATATCCATCCTTAACCGACATAAGGTTATCATCTCCCATAACCAATATTCGAACACAATCATCAAACTTTTTGGCAGGAGGGTAGAACGTGTAAAACACATATCTCTGGTATAATAAGTTAGCTAAATTATTAAGCCAAACCGTCAATGGTTGACCAGAAGGATTAGTGCCTGACACAAGAATGAAATCACCATTCCACTCATAAACTGCGTAACAAGACTCTAACATCAAATTCTTGGCAATACGCAACTGTTCTTCAGTATATCCAGCCAAGCGCAACATATCCAAAGTCAGCTCTACAGCCGCAACCATAAACATTGCTAATAACTTCTTATCATAGTCTGAATAATCTCCAGCTATCAAATTAGTTATAGAATACTCAGCCAAATACATTCCAGCCAACGTCCAATCATAATCATGGGCGTTAGCGCCAGCAACAGTATTAAATAGCAAGTGATTGTCGGTCATAAATTTAACCAACATACACGTATACATCCTCACTGCTATTAAATAAGCTACTGGACAACCTGCAAAAATCCGAACTTTCTCCTTGGTGGGGGGAGTTGGTTCATCCTTTGGTGATGCTCTAAAAGTAACATAAGAACGAACTTCCTTATCTGCACATTCAAGGATGTACGCTGTATGTTTCTTAATATCATCATTAGGCTCTAACCGACCATCTGGGTACATAGGATCATCCACAATTTCTATCACTTTCTTCTTAGGACAATTCATTGGGTATCCAGCAGATGTATTAAGTTTCACTCTATCACAACCTGAAACACCAGGCACCCCATTTAGCGCTACTTCCCCATTAACGGGATGCACCACATCCTGGAATGTCTCTCCAGAATAGCCACGCCATCCTGAGCACTTACCAAGTAATGACTCCCTCAAGTCTTTCTTAGCAATCTCAAACACATTCGCCTCAAAAGGCTCCAATTTCGCACCCATATTTGTAAGATTAGTGTACCACGGTTGCCATCCCCCAAGATTCTTAGGACTAGCCCATGTATAATCAACACCCATAACTTCGCGAAGATGGGGCGCAAAGGG